GATAAATTAGGAGAGTCCTTATTGCCTGATACCGCAAGCACATCTGGAGGTGTTTGCCCAGATGTGCGAGACAGTAAGGTATCTTGGATATTACCTTCTAAAGAATCCGAGTGGTTGTTTCGTCATATGACAGATGTGGTGTTAAGCCTTAATAAACAATTTTTTCGATTTGATTTAGAGGGTTTTGGGGAAGGATTTCAATTTACTAAGTACGAAGCCCCTGCTGGCAAATACGATGTTCATATAGATAAGTCTTTTGGCAAAAATATACGAAAACTTTCAATTGTTGTGCAGCTTTCAGACCCTACAGAATATGAAGGCGGTGATTTATGTATACAAACATGTAATAACCCTCAATTTGCAAGAAAAGAACAAGGGTTTTTGGTGGCCTTCCCAAGTTATGTATTACATGGTGTGCAGCCCGTTACTAGCGGCACGCGTTATAGTTTAGTTGCATGGCTTACAGGACCACCATTCAGATGAACATGCTTACACCCAAAGAAATTTTTGCTCAGCAAGGCTACGCTCTGGTTAAGGGATTTATATCCAAAGACGTTGCAAGGTTTTTGTACAACTATCTTCTTATTACTGTTCGTGCCGCCCAATTTCAAGGTGGTGCAAAACACGACACACAAGTTGTTGAGGCATTAAGTGCAGTAAATGGTGATCCTGGTTTTGAAACTTTGCTTTGGAACGTGCATCAACGTATGGAAGAGTGTACGGGCTTAGAACTTATACCTACCTACTCTTACCGCCGACTTTATAAGCATGGCAACATTCTTGCAAAGCACACGGATCGACCTTCATGTGAAGTATCAGCAACCATAAAGCTGTCGGATTCTGGCGGGTACAACTGGCCTATTTGGATGGTCGATACGCCTTATGAACTTGAAGATGGCGATGCTGTTATCTATCGTGGATGCGATCTTGAACACTGGCGAGAGCCTTGTGAAGGCCCAGCTAACTACGTGATGGGGCAAGTGTTTACGCACTATGTCGATAAAAATGGCCCACATACAGCCTATGCTTACGACAAAAATCAACTTAGAGCCAACGTATTTGAAAGCCTAAAAGGTGGGTTTCTTAAATGATAAACACTGAGTGGCATTTCCCATGCCCCATATACACGGTTGAACGTCCTGATTTTCTACAGTCAGTTAGCCAAGTGTCTGAAGAGTCGTTAGCGGAAAGTCGTAAGACCGAGCAAGTTAATGACATCCACCCCGTATTGATGAGCGGCAATTATTTTGCCGATCCTCGTATTGCCCCTTTTAGTCAATTTATAGCCGATACCGCTTGGAATATCCTTCAAGACCAAGGTTATGCTATGCAGAATTTTCGCACCTCTTTTATAGAGATGTGGACTCAAGAGCATTACAAAGTGTCTGGCATGGAGCAGCATGTTCATGGGTTTGGATCGCAGATTGTTGGGTTTTACTTCTTAGAAGCGCCAGAAGGTTCTTCCCGTGTTGTGTTCCACGACCCTCGTCCGGGGAAAATTCCACTTAATCTGCCAGAACAAAACGTAAGTCAAGCTACCGTAGCAAGTCAAATGATTAACTTTGAGCCTAAGCCGGGGCTTATGATCTTTTCAAATGCTTGGTTGCCGCATTCGTTCACCCGTCACACCGCAGACAAACCTATCAAGTTTGTTCACTTCAACCTTACCGTACAAGCTGCGCCGCCACTGCCTCCCCCCGCCGAAGTGGTATGAACAAGTATAGTATCCGGTTTAACAAGACGCGAGGGCAACCGGGGCGAGGGACTATTGACCATGTATGGCGAGTGTTTGAAAATGGCAAGGAGTATCTGTTTAAGAACCTGAATATCACAGTGCCTGTACACAGTGAAAAGGACGGAAACGGAGTCGATTACAACATTTGCTGTTATGGCGTATTGACCATAGACCGAGATACTTCAACAGCGGTGATAACAGATGGACGATAAAACCCACGAACTAGCGGTTCTTAAGGCGCAAGCTAAGATCAAGCTAGAGGAACTTAAGGCCCAAGACTCTGCTAAGGAAGTTGCTGGTAAAGCGATTGGCGAGGACGGGCTTCTTTATATCTTCCTCATCGTACTCGTGGGCGTGGGTGCGTCACTATTTCTTGAAGGCGAAAAAATTGCTGCTGTTATGGGTCTTCTTGGTGCTTCACTTACTGCGCTCATTCAAATGCTAAATGGCATTGCTGGCACTGCTGCTAAGCAAGAAAAGCCAGAGTTTGAAGTCATCAAAGATCTTATCCACCGCCTTGACAAACTAGACCGTGCCGAGCAACCCATGCAAGTGGATGTAGAAGGCACCAAGGTGACGGTTAAGAAAGGTGCCGATCAGATTACTGCAAGAGGTGAACATGTTTGAATTACTTGGCGGCGGTCTCCTCGGCTCTATCTTTGGTGGCATCTTCAGGCTTGCCCCTGAAGTCTTGAAGTTTCTCGACAAGAAGAACGAGCGCCAGCACGAGCTATCCATGTTCCAACTCCAGACCGACCTCGAAAAGATGAGGGGCGAGTTCAAGATGGAGGAGAAGTATGTTGACTACAGCATCCAGCAAATGGATACGATTAAGGAGGCATTTAAGGAACAGGCCGCAACAGCAAAAGAGGCTGGTTGGTTCGCTTCTTTTATCACTGCTGTTACCCGCCCCGGTCTTACTTGGATTGCTTTTGGCGTATACGTGGCTGTCAAAGCTGCTGGCCTGACGATTGCCTTCCAGACTAACGCTAATTGGGCTGAGGTACTAACCAAGTCCTATGACGAAGATGACTTCGCCATGCTGAATATGATGTTAACGTTCTGGTTTGTAGGACGGTCTATCGAGAAGTACAACAAGTCGTGAATGAAGCCAAGAAACTTTGCAAGGATGTATTAATCAAACCATTTGAGGGTTTGGCAAAGCGTTTGCCTGACGGACGAGTAACTGCTTATCCTGATCCCGGAACCCGTGGGCATCCTTGGACTATTGGTTGGGGTGCGACAGGGCCAGAGATTCAGCCGGGAACGATTTGGACGATTCAGCAGTGCGAGGATGCGCTTGACCACCACGTTGAGTATTTCGTGCGTGGGCTTTTAAAGTTTTCACCCAAGTTAGCAACCGCTTTGCCTCGACGGATTGCCGCCGTGACAAGCTGGGCATACAATTGCGGTTTAGGGAACTATCGGGTTTCCACGTTCAAGAAGCGGGTTGATGCGGGGGATTGGGATGGTGCAGCCGATCAATGTTTATTATGGAACAAAGCTGCTGGAAGAGTTCTCCCCGGACTTACTCGCCGCCGTGCGGCTGAAGCTGCGTTGATGAGGTGAGCCGTGCCACTCAAAAAGATCCTACTAAAGCCGGGAGTTAATAAAGAAAACACTCGGTATACCAACGAGAATGGTTGGTACATCAGCGACAAAGTGCGCTTTCGCCAAGGCACTCCCGAAAAGATCGGTGGGTGGGCTAGGATTTCTGCTAATACTTTCCAAGGTGTATGTCGTGCGCTTTGGAATTGGGTGACGCTTGGCTTTCAAAATTTGCTAGGAGTTGGAACCAACCTCAAGTATTACATTGAACGGGGTGGAGAATATATTGATGTTACCCCCATCAGGACAACAGTCACTCTTGGCACAGACCCTTTTGCAGGAAACGGCACTACAACGGTTACGGTAACCGCTAATTCTCACGGCGCTCTTACCGGCGATTTTGTTACGTTTTCAGGTTCTACTGATACGCTAGGTCCGGGCGGCACTTCGCTATTTGATGCTGAGTACCAACTTACGGTTGTCAATGCAAACTCTTATACGATCACTACTGCTTCTTCTGTAGCTGCTGGTTCTTATGGTGGGTCTGCTGTTGTAGCAGCATACCAAATTAACGTAGGCCCAGAAATTGAAGTTCCTCTCAGTGGATGGGGAGGGGGTGGTTGGGGTCTTGGTACGTGGGGGTTTGGTGTTACTGGGTCAGTAGCACTGCGCTTATGGTCTGCTAATAACTTTGGCGAAGATCTAGTCTTTGGTCCTCGTGGTGGGGCTTTGTATTACTGGGATGCAGGTAACCTTTCAACTAACCCCGTTGGGCGGGCTGTAAACGCCAATACGATTGGTGGTTCTGTCACATTTGATACGGCTGAGACTAATTACTTAACTCTTTCTAACCTGTTGGCTGAAGGTACTGCAATTAAGTTTGAAACTTCTGGGTCGATGCCTTCACCCCTTGTTGCCGGTACAACTTATTATTTGCTTAATGTTGATGGTGCTACCGCTCAGCTATCTGCCACACTTGCTGGATCAAAAATTGTTGTGACAACCAACGGTTCGGGGGTTTATATATCTGAGCTTGTGGATGTGCCGACTATACAAAACTACATTCTTGTTTCAGACACTTCTCGTTTTGTCTTGCTGTTTGGTACGACCGACTACGGTAGTACTACTTTAGACCCCATGCTGGTGCGGTGGAGTAACCAAGAATCTGTCGTTGATTGGGTACCTTCGTCATTAAACCAAGCGGGATCTGTGCGGTTATCGCATGGTTCTGAAATTGTTACTGCGCTACAGACACGGCAAGAAATTGTTGTTTGGACTGACTCTTCTCTTTATTCACTTCAATATGTCGGTGCGCCTGTTGTTTGGGCTTCGCAGCTTCTCGGAGACAATATTTCTATCGTCGGTCAAAACGCCGCAGCAGTTGCTTCCGGCATTGTGTATTGGATGGGGGTAGATAAGTTTTACCGCTACGATGGCCGGGTGCAAACACTTCGTTGTGATCTTCGCAGGCATGTATTTAGCAATATTAATACGAGTCAGTATTTGCAAGTTTTTGCCGGGACTAACGAAGGATTTAATGAGGTCTGGTGGTTTTATTGCTCGGCAGGTTCTAACGTTGTTGATTCGTATGTGGTTTACAACTATGCCGAAGACGTTTGGTATTACGGCTCGCTTGGGCGTACTGCTTGGATTGACTCCGGTTTACGAGATTACCCCGTAGCTGCTACTTACAACTATAACCTTGTCAACCACGAACAAGGTATTGACGACAACGCTACAGAAACACCAACAGCTATCGACGCCTATATTGAATCTGCTGAATTTGATATTGACGATGGCGAGCACTTTGGGTTTGTATGGCGTATGGTGCCTGACCTGACGTTCCAAGGCTCAACGACTGCGTCGCCTCAAGTCACAATGACGATGTATGGCATGAATGGTTCGGGGTCTGGGTTTAATACTGAAGCGTCAAAAGCTGTTGCCCGTACTTCGACGGTTACGATTGAGCAGTTTACTAATATTGTTTACACCCGCATTCGTGGTCGTCAGATGATTATGAAGATCGGGTCTTCAGGGCTTGGAACCACTTGGCAGCTTGGTGCACCACGGATTGATATTAAGCCGGATGGTAGGCGATGACCACCCTTCAGCAACCTGCTGTTCCAAACCTACCGTTTGCCTCACAAGACTACTCGGCTGTTTATCAAGAGCAGTTCAATAACGTTCTTCGCCTATATTTCAACCGCCTTAATAACAACCTTCTTTCGCTTTTAGGTGACTACGGGGGCCGGTTTTTAGATTTCCCGCATGGATCATTTTACGATGTTGGGGATCAAGTAGCCGTTTCAACCACCACTGCTTACCCTGTCAGACTTAACGCTACGGCTTATTCCAATGCAGTTAGGGTTGTTGATAACACCAAGATAACTTTTACATACCCAGGTACATATAACATTCAGTTCAGCGTTCAGATGGCTAATTACGACAACGCTGAACAAGATATTGATATTTGGTTTGCCAAAAACGGTGCGTATATTCCTGACTCAAACACTCGGTTTGGGCAAATCCCTCGTAAAAATCCTGGTATCCCGTCACATATGGTGGGTACGGTTAACTTGTTTGTGGATGTGGTAGCCGACGATTATGTTGAGTTGTATTGGCGTACCAGCGATCTTGACACTTATATTCAGTACTACGGCTCTGGTACTTCCCCCACTCGCCCTGCTATACCTTCGGTCATTCTCACTGTATCATTCGTGTCAGCATCGACCACGGCTGTAAGTAATATTCTGTCTGTAGGGCTGTCCGGTGTATCTAGTACGGGGGTTACAGGTACTGTTTCTAATGGACATTCTGTCGCTTCATCAGGTGCTTCAGGCACAGGTGCAGTAGGCACCGTTACTCCTTGATTGGATAAGTTATGTCTACAAGTAATCTTACCTTAGACTTGTTTAAAGAAGCTGCTTCCGTAGCTGAACAAGATTACAGAAACGGAAAAGTAAACACACCGTTTGGGCCAATGTTTGCTCGTGATGCTGCGTTTGTTTTTAGCGAGCTAAATAAGTTAGGTATTACTGATCCGTCTAAACTGCAAGCCAAGGTTGTAGGTTCTGGCGAAAGCCAAAAAGTTCAGTACATAGACGGAACTACAGGTAAAGTAATCCAAGAAAAGCTCACAAGTCAGGGTGGTTCCTTAGATTTAGGTGGTAACAAAGATGTTAATGGCTATGACCTTTTCATGGCCCCCAACGAACAAGGTGGGCTAACACTTCAAAGTACCCCACCAAAAAAGTCTAGCTGGGTAAAATTTAGGGATGACGTACTAAAACCTGCGGCGGCAATTGCAGCAGCTTATTTTCTCGGCCCAGAAGTACTTGCGGCGTTAGAGGGTACAGGGGCTGCTGCTGCCGGGACTGCCGCTGCCGGAGAAGGTATTTTAGCTGGTACTACCGCAGCAGATATTATGGCTGCAACTGAAGCTCTTGAAGCAGCAAGTAATGCAACACTTGCTGGAGGTGCTAGTGCTAGCGCTTTTCCTGCTGCTTCCGGTGTTCCCGCTGCGCTTACTGGTGCTGAACTTGCCGCTGCTGGTGCTGGTGCTGAACTTGCCGCTACTGCTCCTGCCGCCGCTGGTACGGCTGCTCCTGCGTCTGTGACTGTTGCTGCTACTCCGATTTCTGCTACGCCTTCTCTTCTTCCTGCTGTCGCTGGGGCGGGTGTGTTGGGAGCCCTTACTCTTCCTAATAGTCCTGAAGCTGTCATGCAGGGAGCGGGGACTACAACGACTACGACTCCTGAAATAACAGAACAGCAACGACTAGAAAAATTACAACAAGGGGCTGCTGCCGGGGCTGGTGCCTCTATCCTTAAACAATTAGCAGACGCTACTGGACTCAGTGAAGATACGCTTAAGATGTTGCTCCAGGGCGGTGCTGGTTTACTTGGTGGTGCAGCAAGTTATTACGATGCCAAAGCAGCTAGAGAAGCTGCAAGAGGTGCTTCATTTGCACCAAGTTCTGGACTTAAAGCAGTAACAGGTAAAGGTGGGGCTACTGGCTTTAAGAAAGCTGCGTCGGGCGGTGTGATGAGTGTGCTCAACGAAAAAGGCCCAGAGGATTATGGTATTGAGTCTTTGTTAGACCGTGAAATGTTCATGGAAGCTAACATGCCTGCGGGAGAAAATACTCAATACGATATATACGGCAACATGATTATGCCAGACCCTTATTTGCGCTCTATGACTGTGGGGGAAACAGATCAAACTGAAAGAGATGCGATGAGGGAATATTACAAAAATCCTGAAAACGAAAAATTAAGTTATGACATACGCAAAAATTTGGAAGATGCGGTAATTGCTAGAGGTGGGATGGGCGAAATAGATGTTCAAGAAACTTTACGAAATATCTATAATACCCCAGAAGGACAAAATATATTTTTTAATTATACAGATCAGCTTAAATACGCTCCTTCAGACGCTACAGAATTAATATTAAAAGACATTGGGTTAGATGCAAGAGAAGCTGAAGGGTTTACTCCTGATACAAACAGTTTTGTACCACGCTTAGCTTATGATTTATCTAATTTTGATCAAAGCAATCCAAAAATAGGTCAAGCGCTTGAAAGAGAAATGCTTAAATTAATTGACCCTAACGCTCCCCGCACATTTTTCCGTGATTACAACCAAAAAGATTTCACAGAAGTTCCTAATATAGGTGGTGGCGGCGGTGAAGGTAGTGGTGGCAGCGGCAGCGGTGGGGGTGGTGCTGCTGGTGGAGTAGCTTCTCTTATACCTAGTCGTATGGCACGGGGGCGCTACTTGGATGGACACAGCGATGGTATGGCTGATAAAGTACCTGCAAGTATCGAAGGCAGGCGTCCCGCTGCGCTAAGTGATGGTGAGTTCGTGATCCCTGCCGACGTTGTCAGCCACTTGGGTAACGGCAATTCAAACGCTGGTGCTAAACGTTTGTATGAAATGATGGATCGTATTCGCGGTGCTCGCACTGGAAACACTAAGCAGGGCAAGCAAATCAACCCTAATAAATTTCTGCCGAGGTAATCATGGCAATTGATGTTGCAAAGCTTAAAGCAGCAGCGGCGGGGTCTGAACAAGACAAAGTTAATTGGTATGCAGATCGTATCCAAGAGGGTATGACTGATGCTCAGATTGCTGCTGCGGTAGATAAAGCGTTAGGTACAAAGTACAGTACTTCCGGTGCTACTGATCCAGATTGGAATTACCTCCAACAAAAAGCTGCTGAGCAAGTTGTTAAAGAAACATCTAAAAGCAGTGTAAAAGATAAAGCCACTGCATATAACCAGCTTTATCAAGGGGCTGGCCTTACTAATGATGAGATCCAACAAGCAATCGTTAACGCTGCTGGAAAACAAGACCCCAACGACATTCGTGCACTGCTTGGGATCGCCGGAGCACAACGCGCTTCCGCTCTACCGTCTGGAGCGGATAAGGCAACTTATGTAAAACAAATGCTTGGGTATGGATATACCCCTGATGAAATTGCTAACTACATAAATACTGGGGTAGGGCAGCAATCCGATGCAGATATGAGGGCTCTTTTTGGGCTTGCTAATGTAAACCTTCCTACGTATTTACAACCAAAAGTAGATACAGGCGCAACGTTTAAACCCATAGAAGGTGGTGCAGGTGTAGCTGTTACTGGAGAGTCTGGATTACGCGAAGGTTATGCGCCTTATGTTCAAGACTTTTTGCAGCGGGCATCTGCTTTACTTGCTAGGCGTGACGCAATAGATCCTAAGACAGGAGAACCTTTATTTACTGGGCCTCAGTTTGGTACGACATATGGCACCGATACATCTAAAACACTTAGCGATTTACAAACACGCCGCGAATCCATGATGTCAGGTGACAAAGCGTATACACCGTTTAAATACTCGTTTGCTCCTAAACCTGCCGCAGCAGGTGGAGTGATGTCCTTGGTTGATAGGTATCAAACAGGTGGTGACGTTAGTAGTGGTGCAACTACAGGTATGCAGGGTAGCCAAGTAGTGCCTTCAACTTTTACTGCTCCAACTGACGGATATTCCGCTACAACTTATACTTCAGGGTATACGGCACCGACTGATATATACAAAGGTCCAGGAGATGCTGGCATTACGGCGGGTACTGCCACTTTTGATACTACTGCGCGTGATCGGTTGATGAACCCCTATATGTCAGGAGTTGTTGATCCTGCTGCGCGTGAAGCCAAACGTCAGTCTCAAATACAAGGCATGACTAATGCTGCTAAGTTTGCACAAGCTGGTGCGTTTGGTGGTACTAGAAATGTTCTTGCAGGTGCAGAATTACAGCGCAATCTTGCTACACAGCTTGGTGACATTTATGGGCGTGGACAGAAAGAAGCCTACGATGCTGCACAAAGGGCGTTTGAAGCCGAGCAAGGGCGTGCGCTTACGGCAGGTGTTGAAACCGAACGTGCTAGACAAGAAGCAGGAAGGCAAGGACTTTCTGGTGCAGAAGCCGCAGCACGGTTTGGTCTTGACGCAAATAAATTAACCGAACAATCCAGCCAATTTGGTGCTCAGTACGGACTCAATGTTGCAACCACTGCTGCTGACTATGAACAAAGAGCGCGGCAGCTCCAGCAACAAGCTGAAGAAGCTCAAGCCAGAGGCGATCAGTTTGCTGCTGATCTTGCGCTAAGACAACTTCAAGAAGCTAACAATGCAGCAGCGGCTACTCGTGCGTTTGAGTACCAACAAGCTAGAGACACGTACCTTGACCCTTTCCGTGAGCTTAGCTACGCAAGTTCGTATCTTACTGGGTTGCCGATTAAGGCTGGAGACACGGGAATTAGTCCTCTAGCAGAGTCGCTTGTAGGTTCAGCTTCCGGTATTGCTCTTCTAAAGAAAGCTCTTGGTCTTCCTGATAATTAGGTGAACAGATATGGCACAAATACCTTTTCCCCCAGGAGGACCGCAGGTTCAAGCGGCGCTACAAAATCCTTCTCGGTTCCCTGATCAAAAGCTGCAAGCCTACGCGCAAGGTCAACAGCCTACAGGACAGGTGCCACCACCACTAGCTGCTAATGAGCTAACAATACGTAACGCTCAACGCCAAGCAGCTTCTAGACAGCAAGCTATGCAAAACGACCCGTCAAAAAGCCCAACGACATTCCAGCAGCTTCAGGCTAGAGAACAAGCCCTTGCTCAGAAAGAACAGCAGCTTGGTGTGATGGGTGCGCTCATGGCTAAAAAAGCCCAAGACATGCAAGCCCGTGAGCAAGGTATTGCTGCTCTTCCCATGCCGCAAGATATGTTTACTGCTATGGATGGAGGGATTGTGTTTAGCGGCGGCGGTAATGTTGAAGGCTACGCTAGCCGTGGGTTGGTAGCACCTGATTTGGGTGGGTTTAATGAAGATCGTCCTTCTTTTTCAGTACCTGCTAGCGCTTCCAGAAAGTCAAAAGAAGATTTAGAAGAAGAGGACATACTTGCTCGGTTGTTAGATCCTGCTGAACGGTTAGCTGCGCTTTCTAAAGTATCTACACTTAGCAAAGAAGATAGAGAAAAAATAAAAGCTGAACGCAAGAAAGAGCTTGAAGAACAATACAGCAGATACGAACAAGGTATTGCTGGTCTTGCTGAAGAAGAAGCTGCGGCTATTCGCGGTAAAAAGGGTGATTTCTTAACAGGTTTTCTTTCGGGCATACCAGAGCGTGGGGCTGGTGGTCGGCGTATATCCGATGTGCTGTTAGGTGGGGTTAAAGGTCTTGCAGCGCAACAAAAAGCCGAAGAGGAAAGAGAGACCAAGGCTAATATGCTTATTGCAGCAGCTAAACGTAAACAAGCTGAAGCAAGGTTTGCTGAAGAACGTGGGCGCGATGATATTGCTAAGAAAGCCACAGACGAAGCGCAAGCACTACTTGATAAAGCTTTTGGCAGGGAAAGAGAAGTTGAGACGCTTGCTACCGAAGCTGCTAGAGCCGGTGCTACTTACTTGTCTGGTAAAGATAAAGCCGCATCTCAAGCTGCGCTAAGAGAACGTGCACTAGAGTTAAAGCAACAACAACTATCTATCAATGAAGCTTTAGCCCAAGGACGTATCAACCAGATGCAAGCTCAGGCGCAGATGGCTGGGATTACCGCAGAACTTAGAGGGTTAGCTGTTCAAAATGCAGCATTACAAGCGCAGTCGGGTATGTTGCAAGCACAG